TCGGCCAGTGCTTCGGCCACAAGCAACAAAAACACATAGCGATCATTTGGCGACAGCGCGTGTAAATCTCCGTCACTGTGCAGCGCCAAACGAGCAAACCAGCAAGTTCCGGTCAGAGGCAGGCCAAGTGCATAGTTCCGTACCTCCGTGCTGATCGGGCCATATTGAAGGTGGGCGTCTGCCGGGTGGATGCGGTAATAGCGCATATCTTCAACCAAAACAAGTTGTCCGGTTGCTTGCCAAGAGTCTCCTGAGTCCACCCATTTTGTTTGTATCCTCGCCCCCCGGGCGGCAGCGTGTAACAGGCGGCTCATTTACATCCCCTCATCGGCCAATGCTTCGGCCAAGATTAAACAAAATACACGGCGTTGCTCTTCAGTGCTGCTCCAGTAGCCGTCTTCGCGTTCAAATTCCACACGGACATACGGTATATTTGAATCTTCGAAGTTGCGCGTTAGTGCCACACCCCGCAGCGCCGTGCTGATCGGGCCATAGGCCAAGTGTTCGTCATCCGGGTGGATGCGGTAGGAATACGTAATATCTTTCTCAAGGTAGACAGACTCCGACCCTGTCCACCGGCCCAAAACGTTATCTTCAATCCTCGCCCCACGGGCGGCAGCAAAAAGTAAGCGGCTCATATCAGATACCCCGCAAAAAAGGACAGCGCCACTAGCGCCACCAACGCGAGGACAATTGCTAAGGCGGTGTCGAGCCAGCCGTAGGCAAATAAATCTTCAACATCGTCGTCTTTCATTTCAGTTCTCCTTTGGCTATTGCTGCACGGGCAATCATGTTCCCGTCGCTGTTGCCGTAGTGTTCGCCGTTCCCCAGTCGTGCCAGCTTCTCCAACGCCGCCAGCAGTTCCTGATTGCTCTCATGGAGTCGGCGCAGTTCGGCGGCGGCTTTGTGACAATGCCATGCGTATCCGCTAGACAATTTGTAGCTGCTCATCTTGTCAGCCAACCGCAAGGCTTCTGGTTGCGTCATGTCCGATTCCCCCGTGCCGTTGCTGACCTGTCAAAGGCTCTAGACAGGTCTCTGTTGCGATCTTTGGTGCCAATAGGTATCTGAGCCTTGACAAACAGGTTTGCGTTAGCCTCGGCCTCTTCAAACGATTTGGTAAGCCACACCGACTCTGAGCGATGTTTGCGTTTAGCAATCGCCTGCTTGATTTGTAGGTCAGTTGCTTTTTTGGTGACTTCTTCGGAGTCGCTCATGCTGTCACCTCTTGAGCCAAGATGAGTTGCAGGCCAGCCAGCAGTTGCTCGGCCTCGGAACGAGTGAGAACCGCAGACGCAGTCCCGTGCCTCATTGACAGGTGCAGCCAAGCACCGCCGTTGTCCCACGAGTCAATGCTGACCCGGACGTTGTCTTCGGTTTTGATGATGGTTTCAATTTCGTTTGTCATTTCGCTGTCCTTTTGGTGTTACCGGTCTTGCTGACCGTGATGTTAGTGTAACCGCAAATTACACCAAATCACAGTCAAATCAAAATATTTTGTAGGGACAAACCCTTATGCCACCTCTAGCAGCTTGGGGCGCTGAATGACGGTCTGCTTGATGCCGTTGTAAACCGTATGCTCCTTGACGCTGGCCTTGACGGTGTTGGTGTCGCCATTGCTGCCAATGTTCACGCGACCTTTGTAGAAGATGGTGTTGCCTTGCTCGTCGCGGGCAAGGGTGATGAAGGTGGTGCCGAACTGGGACTCGAGCACGATGATGCACTCGACGGTGATGGTTAAGGTAATTTTGTCGCCCACGGCACCAATGTGCTGGCTGTTGGCGCGTGCTGCCTCGGTGCGGTCAATGACGGCAAAGCAGGACTCAACGGCTTCGAGCTGGCGGGCGGACAGGTTGCCCCAATGGCTCAGGTTGCTCATCATGTCGCGCAGGAAGCTGTTTGTGCCCTCGTAGGCCATCAGGCGGGCCACTACGGCGCTGTTGGCATCACGCCATGCCTGAGTAGCCTCTTGGCGCTCCGCGAGCTTCTTGGCGCGTTCTGCGGCCATCTGAGCTTGGCGGGCGGCCCGGCGGGACTGTGCGCCAGCTTGGCGGCGGGCGCGGGCGTGAGCAGCGCGGACCTTCTCAAAGCCCTCGATGCCCCAGCCGGTCTTGGCCACGCAGTCGCAGCCCACCTTGAACTGCTTGGCACCAGCGATGCTGCCCTTGATCCAGAACTCCCAACGGATACCAGTGCCGCAATAGTCGCAGCAGCCACCGGCCTTGGTCGTGCCATCGCCGTTCTCAAAGACGTTCTCAGTCACATGGGTGCAGGAGAAGGGAGCTGTTCCGAGGCCTAATTTTTGGAAGGGGTGGATCATGATTCGCTTTCGTTTCTGTGTTACCTGCGATGGTGCAGTGTTGGTAGTGTAACCGCAAATTACACATCAAGCAATACTTGACTGTTTTTTAAGGTCTTCCATCTTGAGATGGGCCAGCAGTTGTTCAATCGGCCGGGTGATGCGGGGCTCGTAGTTACGCTGTTTGATATACCGCTCAATCTCCGCAATGATGTAGTCACACCCGTGGTCAAAGCCTTTGATGTATTCGCTCATGGTGGACTCGTTCACAGGCAATCATGGATGTTTTCACACCACACCTCGCTGATGACAAACGGAGCCTCGTCCACCACAAGGTCAATCGCATCCTGTGCGCTCGGTGCCTCAACCTGATGCTCCGAGGTGATGTTCTTTTCGCTTAAGATTTTTACGGTGTAGATCATGTTGTTCTCCTGATGGGGCCGAAGCCCCGATTGGTTTACTTGCTGGTGACCTTGACCGAGAAGACTGCAGTCACTTTGGTGTGACGAGCGATCTGCTCTGGTGTGGCACCCAGCTCTGCGAACAGGGCCTTGCTGTCAACCGTGGAGCGGTTGGACTCCATGTAAGTGGCTTTGAACAGGTCGCCTTCGACAACCTTGTCGCCGCCCATGCTGGCGCTGTCTTTGATCTGGTCCTTGATGGCGTCGGCTTGCTTGGTTAGCAGGGCGATCTGAGCGAGCAGTTGGCCGAGAGTGTCAACGTCGTGGGTGATGGTGATGTTCATGTCGCTGGTCTTTCTGTGTTACCTGACTTGCGGTATTGCTTTGTCAGTGATGCTAGTGTAATCCAGAATTAAACGATATGCCAACTATTTCAAATTATTTTTATAGGGACAAACCCTAATAGGGTTCGGGTGTCGTTTAGCAGGTCAGCTTCGTCGTAGCCGTAGTGCGTGGGGAAGCCCTTTGTGCCGAGCCCGTGGAGGCCCGTCTTGCCCCTGTGATGCTCTGGGCATAGCGGTATGACATCGTAGTGGCTTGCGCGTCTCCCAGCCCCTGTTCCGGCCCTTGGATGGTGGAGTTCTGCTGGCGTGCCTTGGTAGCCCATACGAAGGCACACCATACAACCTAACTCTGCAACCTTTGTCATGTGTTTTTTTTCAGCAACAGTAAGTGCTTTTTTCATGATTTCATTACTCCATTAAGGGAGGAATATTCGCCAAACAGTTCTATTTCTTTTGCCAATCTAGCGTTGACCGCAGATTGGAAATCAGCATAACGGCCAAGCGGAATAGTTTTTCCGTTGTGCGCAACTTGAGCAACCCATTTCAATCTTTTGTTGCACCAATAAACGCCTTTAATTCCGCTCAAATTGTTGTTTGGAGTTCGTGAGTTGAAGGAATTTTGTTGCTGAGTACACAGCCTCAAATTTTTTCTGCAATTGTCCAACTTGTCTCCATTTATGTGGTCAACAACAGTGTTGGCATCGGCAACCATAATTTCTCGGTGCAAATACCTTTCTCTTACACCATGCCGACCACTTACGCGAACATAACCGTGATCGGTAATCCACATTGAAATCCCCACAAACCTTAAAGCATCTTGCTCATCAATTTGCACAATCGTGCCACATCTCAATTCAAATTTCATAAAGCCTCCCTTGTGGCTTTGATTGTGCAGGTAAATTGGCTTTGAGTCAAGCGCAGCCCAGTTCAGCCACCCGGCTCATGTGCTTTTTCTCAGCCAGCGTTGTCATCTGCTCACGGCGTCAATCTGAGACCTGATCCACTCCGGTCCAAGTTTCATCAATGCAATGCGTTGGCTCTGGGTCAGCTTGATTGAGTACGTAACCGATAGCGGCTCACCCACCCGCTTATCTTGGTCAATACGCTTGTCTCTTCGGGTGTATTTTTGCTCGTGGCTAATGCGCTCGAACTCTTCATCTTCGGTCATATCGTGGCCTTCCCTTCTGCCCTGTTGCTGGCCTCTTGCGATCGCCACACTTCGATCCTAGCTTGCGCGGCTATCAGCATCCACCGTAGCTCCTCGCGGACCTCCACGGCGTGCTGCAGTGCCAGCAGGTGATCTTTGTACCGGCTCGACGCATACGCCTCACGCTCCTGCATGGCGGCCGTCTTGTGGCCCAAGGTCTCGGCCTCGATCATCTGCTCGGCCTTGATCGTCTTGCGTAGCTCTTCCATGTAAGTCTTGTTGCCCTCGGCCTGCGCGTAAGCTTTGCTCTTGGCAATCATGAAGTCGACCGCAGCTTGAGGATCAATCAATTTTTCCGTCATACGCCCTCCAAAAATAATGCGTCGCCGGCCTCAATTGGGAACCAGACTCCCCATGCCACAACCTGCTGGACGTCCATGTGCTCCAAGAACCCGTCAACCGTACCGATCCGGTACTCGGTATCACCGTCCTCGGTCTGGACCTTGGCAATACCAATTTTGCCCTTACGCCCCTCGTACCACTTGACTTTCATTGGTGTCATTCTTTTTCCTTGATCAAAACGTCCACACCAGCAGTCGCTGAATACACCTTGCGGACATGGCATTCAACAATCTGGCTGTCGTCAACAAAAATAATGCTGTTCATCGCATCACAAATGCTTTTGGCCACGTTGTCCCAGTCAGGCTTCTTGCAAGGCCACTCAGAGCCGTTCAAACAGGCCTCTACGCGCTTTTTGGGGTAAGACTTAGGCACTGATAGCCTGATGTAGATTGCAGCCTCTAACGCCGTTTCTAGCGGTTTGCTGCTGCCCATTGCCTGCAGTGCATAAAACCGGATCTGGTCTTCGTAGCTGCTTGTTTTGGCGTCGGTGTAAGTTGCAACAAAGTTGCCACGCCGGGCAAACCTTGGCCTGCCTTTGCCGTGCGGCGGGCCGGGGACGGTAAATGTGATTTGCATCATTGGTTTTGCACCGGTACGCGGTTGACCAACTGGTCGGCTGCATTGCGCAGGGCGGTACAAACTGTACCCTCGTCCTCGTTGTCGGCCATGTCCAGCAGCATCTGGGCGCAGGCCCGGCGCTCGAGGTACATGGCCTGCTTGGTCGTGTAAACGGCAACCGACATGATCTCGGCCTTAGCCTCGGCCAGTGCCTGATTAAATTCGTTCTGCGTGAAAAGGGTTTTGCCCTGCTCAAAAATATTCATTTCATTGCCCTAATTTTGGTGTGAATGATTGCAGTGATGCCGGGGAAGTCCTGCTCCAGTTCCTTGAACCGGGCTATCAGGTAATTCCTCCGGCCGTCTTTTAATGCTTGGTCGCCACCAGCCAGAGCCAGCTCGGCGTAGGTCTGGGTCAATGTCTCCAACCAGTCCAAGCGCAGTTGTGATGTCGGCGGTGGTGTGGTCGTGTCCATCTTTTACCTCGTCAAGCAGTTTGTGAGCTTCAAAGTAGTTCACCACTTTTCTCCAGACTGGTTGTACCAGTCAGACACCGGCTTTGACAGGGTTTGACGGTCTGACCACTGCTTGTAAGTGGACGTTCCTTCGTTCTTGGGTTTGTTCCCCCACTGGTGGTAGCTGCATTTTGGCGGTGAACCCTCCATGCGAACGGACCACAAGTTGCCACAACCTGCATGCGAGCAGTACAGCTTGTCGTCGTTTTGGACGGGCTCTTCTTTACGAAAATTAGTTAGTGCCATGGTATTTCCCCTCTACGATTTTTGCAAAATTGCTCGGCTTGATGATCCATTCCAAATCAGCGGCAAAAGCTCGTCCGTCCTTACCATTGATCTTGCCGACCAGAAAACGGGACTTCTGGATGTGACCAAAAAAGTCATTGAACCAATCCAAGACCGCATCACCGCTGATCGGCTTCTCTTTGCCCAACTCCGCCGCCACCTCGCGCCAGCGCTGTCTCAGGTAGCCCTGTCGGACAGCGTTCCACACCTCAACCCGGCGCAGGGTAGGCAACTGCTGGTGGTACAGGTCAATGACTGCTTGGTGCTGACAAGCTGGCAATTTGTCCACAGGTTCACCGTCAGGTGGACAAATATAGGTATCCGTTGTGTTTTGTGTAATGGGTATTGGGTTCTGGGTAATGGGTAATGTGTTATGTGTAGCATTGCCTTCGGACTGCATTCGCAATGCGTTCGCATCCCAACGAGCTTTTGCACTCTGTGAAGCCTTCTGGCTTTTGTCTCCAGCCTTGGCAATTTCACGCTGTACACGGTCTGACACCCAACCTGACTCAGTGCGAACGAAGAACTCTTGCAATACGATGGCAATGCTTTCGCAATGCGTTCGCATACGAATGTTCCGCGCCACCTCGTTGATTTCTAGTGGAATTGGCTTTTCGTGCAGATAAACCCAGTCCAGCAGCCGCCGGTAGGCTAGGTCTTCAAGTTCAGAGAGATGCCCAGTGTGCGACTGATAGTCGCCAATGTTGAACTGGTAGTAGTGCATTTTTGACCTTACTTCGTTGGTCTGCTTCACTGAAAGAAAACAACGGCAGAAGGGTGAAGAATCCTCTTTTCCCCCGCTAAGGGTAGCCGCGTTTCAAAAATCATATCACCTTTTTTGGTCTGCCGCCCAGCTTGCCAGAATTTCTGTTGATCTCAACCCTAGCGGCACGACTAGCAATCTCTTTGTCAGCCCGGGAATTGATGTAACCCGCGTCAGTCCGTTCAAAGAACTCGTTCAACACCGGCGCAACAACGTCCTCATCCAGCCGAACCCGTCGCACTACGGCTGCAAGGTCAAGCGGCAGTGGCTGCTCGCTGATGTAGTACCAGTCCAGCAGGCGGCGGTAGGCTAAGTCCTCGGCATCCGCAAGGTGCGCTGTCTCGGCAAGGTAGTCACCGATGTGAAACTTGTACCAAATCACTTCAGGGCTCCGAAGATGTCCGGCCGGAGGATCTTGCGCGTCACTTGACCCTTGGTGTACCGCTCAATGGCCACACTCAACTCGGGGCTGGCAAGGTGCTTACCGCTGATCACAAGGCTCATCCACGTCTTGCTCACCCCAAGCTTTCTGGCCATCTCAGCCTTCGCCCCTCGGGGTTTTGCAAGGAAAAATTCAGTCAACGTCATTGGATCTCCTGTGTTTAAGTGCATCATACACAATAAAAAAATATTTTGCAAGGGGGTTGTATTTTTAAATTAAACTTGATACAGTAGCTTCACTTTAACTTGAAAGCGAACGATGCGAACCATCTTAACAGCGATTTTGCGGTTTTTTCTTGGTCCCGGGTGCGGGATCCTGTTGTTTGTTTTGATCGGCTTGGCCTACCTGACGGTCAAGAATTGACCATGGATGAACTTTACGAGCTGATGCTCGAACGAACGCAAATGCTTGAGACAGCCCTTCGCCGGGCCGTTGATGGCGTTGCTACCCAAGACGACTGGGACATGATCTGCACAGAGTGCGGCGTGCCTAATGCGTCTATTTTTAAACCTAGGAGCGATAAATGAGCTTAACAGCGAGAGACAGCGGCGGCGGTAGCTTTACCCCCGTAACACCCGGGATGCATCTTGCACGGTGCTACCGAATTGTGGACGTGGGAACCCAGACGTCTACGTATGATGGGAAAACTAGGCACCTCCAGAAGGTGATGCTTCAGTTTGAGGTCCACGGTGAGGACGACAACGGCAAACCACTGGTGACGGCCAAGGGCGAGCCCATGAGCATCAGCAAGAACTTTACCCTGTCGTTGGCCGAGAAGGCAACAATGCGCAAGGACTTACAGGCTTGGCGCGGTCGTGACTTTACGCCGGAGGAGCTAAGGGGCTTTGAGCTGAAAAACGTGCTGGGTGCGTGGGCCATGATCACCGCGTCCAAGGCGCTGGGCGGGAACGGCAAGGAGTACACCAACATCGTCTCCATCAACCCGGTTCCCGTGTCAATCAAAAAGGCCGGGCTACCGGAAGGATTCAACAAGCTGGCCATGTTCGTCATCTCAAACCCTGACATGGAGCTGTTCGAGACCTTTAGCAACGGTTTGAAAGAGAAGATTACGTCATCCCCTGAGTGGCGTGCTCGAAGCCCTGCTCCGCAGCCCGCCCCTGACAGGCCGTTAAGCGGGTTTGACGACATGGATGATGATATTCCGTTTTAGCTAGAACAGGGAAATAACATGTACACAGAACCACGCAAGCTAGCACGACTTGAAGATCCAAGCACCTCAAAGAAGGCTGCACTTCGAGTCGATGAATTCGCTGACAACCTTTGCGCCAAGATCTACCGCGAACTTAAGAGGGGCGAGGGTACCTTTGAGGATCTTGCAACCCGACTTAGGTTGCGCCCGGACCAGATCTGGCGACGTCTCCCTGACCTGCAAAAGGCAGGTTTTGCAGAGCCCACTGAGCAAGAAACCGTTGGCCAGACTGGCCGTTTTCAACGAGTATGGAGAGCAATATGACAACAGATAACGGAAACCCAGCGTTCCCCGTAGGAACACAATACTTAGGCATGACCTTGCGCGACTACTTTGCGGCCAAAGCTATGTTGGGATTAATGTCAATGGAAAAAGCAGAAGAATTCGTTGATGAAGATGGTTATGAAATGGGCAATGAAGAAGGTGACAGCGGAACTTTATTTGTTCACACAGAGTTTTTAGCTAAAGAGGCTTACATGATTGCTGACATGATGTTGGTCGCAAGAAAAAAATGACCATCACAGCGAAAGAACCTCGCGCTGGTGATTGATATGAACGAGCGCATGAAACAAGCGTTAATTTTGGCTGACAAATGTTGGTGTAAGGCTTACCAAGCAGAACCTATTTTTGTTGAAAAATATTTAGAAATTATGCAAAATTTCTTGTCAATGCGCTCGGTTGTTATGGGTGATGAGTTCAGGGCACAAGCTGAATTAAATGGGCTGAGATTGCCAAATACTTTGCACCACAACACATGGGTCAGTGGCGCTAGGGCCATGCAACAAATAGGCTGGACTTCTCCAATATCTAAAGTTGAACCGATGCATTCTCACAACCATATGCCGTCAGTGACTCTATGGCGCAGCAATATTTTTGGCAATGAACAAGTTCCATTTAGCTCAGGGCAACAAAGTCTTTTTTAAACACTGAAGAAACCAAATGAATATTACAGCGAAAGAACCTCGTGCCAGCGAAAGCAACCACTGGTACACCCGCGACGGGGTGCCCCGGTACACGGTGATGGGTAAGAACGGCAAGGAGCGCAACACCACGCTCCGAGACGCTCGGACAGAGAACCTTGTGCCCAGCGTGACCACGGTCCTGAACGTGATGGCCAAGCCTGCGCTCATCCAGTGGCTCCAGAAGCAGGTGCTGCTGGCTGCGCTGACCCTGCCGCGCCGGGAGGAGGAGCCGGAGGAGGACTACATTGACCGGATCATGTCAGACAGCAAGGAGCAGGGGCGATCGGCTGCGGACGCCGGGACGGACATACACGCCTCTATACAGGGTTTTTACGAGGGTGAGGTGATTACCCGTCACGAGGCCCACGTTAAGGGCACTGTGGCCGCTTTAGACGCCCTCTATGGGCATCAGGGCTGGATTGCTGAAAGAGCTTTTGGCCACAGTCACGGTTTTGGCGGAAAGTGCGACCTGCACAGCACCGAAGGGGACGGGATCGTGGCCGACGTCAAGACTAAGGAGTTCACGGACCCCGACAAGGTTGACGCCTACGACGACCACCTGATGCAGTTGGCGGCCTACCGCGTTGGTCTTGGCATGCCCAAAGCTCGGTGTTCAAACGTGTTTGTCTCGCGCAGCGTCCCGGGGCTCGTAGTCATCAAGCAGTGGGAGGAGGCGGATCTACAACGAGGTTGGGAGATGTTCTGCTCGCTGCTTAAATTTTGGCAACTGAAAAATCAACATACTTGAGATAAAAATGAAATCACACCTGAGTGAAGAGCTGGTCAAACAGATATTTTTTTACAGCGACGAGAAGCGTAAGAACCCGCTGATTGCTGACGAGGTAGACATCGTGCAGTTTGCCGAAAAGCTGGAGGCCGTACTGCGCCCCCTGATCGCGGCCGAGGAGCACAAGCGCTGCGTCACGATCGTGGCTCACATGAACCGAGAAGTGGCCAGCGCTCTACAGAACCAGCGTCCCTAAAAAGGCCCCCTCCAGCGGTGGGAGGGGGCATTAAAGATACCGCAGGCAACTGAAAAGCCACGGCAATCTAAGCGGGGAGAGCCGCTCAAATTAGGGGGAGTACCCGGTGTACTCCTTCATTTTTTGCTTGTAATACTCCGGGTCATCTCGATAAGCTTGGGCGGCAGTTGCCCCAAGTGACAAGGGAATTCCAACAGCCGCAGTGGGCGGGAACATGGACAGACCGCCACCAACAATGCTTGCGCCCTTGAGCGCCATCTTGGTGTAGTCGCGCTGGTTTTCCTTTTTGCCGTACTCGTTGGCCAACTCGGCTGCATCTAGCCCGGCAGAGAGCCCGGCCAGCGGGGGTAAAGCGTACTTGCCAACCGTTCCAACCGCACTTGCCACGGGACGCAACATCCCTTTAAAAAGGTCCGTGACGGTTTCAAGCCCGGACATCACCTTTGCGCCCATAGAGGGCGGAGGCGGGGTTGTTGGTACCGGCACTGCCTTTGGCAACTGGACTAAGGTTCCGGCAGGTGGAGGCGCGGCAGGGCCGGCAAGCTGGCCCGGAGGCAGCTCTGACGGACCTTGATACTTAAAGCTGGCGCGAGGTCCACCACCGCCGCCTGCATCGGGCGTCAACAAACCACCAAACCGTGGATTCTCCACGTACTTTTCGCCGGGGAACATATTCTTAACAGCGTTCAAACCTTCTCGGCGTTGCGTGGTCAGGTCGTGGACGCCGCCAGTCTGCTTGGTCATGTCCAGCGCCCGAAGGGCCTCAATGTCGGTCAACCCCGCTGCTTTGGCGTAGTTGTACGGCATCGTGCCGGTCTGCCCGGCGGCCAAGCGCCCGGCGTCTGGTCCGTTTGATGGTATAGGCTGGCGCATAACGCCTTGTCCCTGAACTCCCGGGGATCCCGGGGATCCCGGGGATCCCGGCGGGATAGCGGGAGTTGCAGCGGCACGTTGTGCGGCAATCCGGGCGGCCTCCTCAAGCCCTGCCCGTTTTACAGCAACAGCCGTCCTTTGGTCACCGAATCCTTGTAGTCCAGTGGCCACTGTACCCACACCAGTACCAATGGCGGCTCCGAGGAAGCGCTCCCCGGGCTTTGCACCTGACTTGTCGCTTTGTGGGGGGGCAGGAGGTGGCGGGGGCGGAGCTGGCGCGGTAACCATGTCGGTCTCCGCCTTGGGTTGCGAGGTGACTGTTGGCTCAAAGGGCAACTGCTTGTCTTGAGAAATTGCAGATTGGGCGTTGGTCAATGACGTTTGGTATTCTTCCGGGGTGACTTCAAAATACGATCCGTTTTTTCCACTGGCCAAGCCGCGAGTGAACGCACCAACGTCCGGACCTGTGTTGACGGCATTGGGGAAGTTACGCTTGATCAGGTCAGCGTAGTACATGCCAAAGACCTCTGGGTCCTCAAACTTGAGGTACTTGTCCAACGAGCCGGTCTTATTGTCCTTGGCCTCAAAACCTTGTCCGCTGAAGTCTTTGATGCCGCCAAGGTTGTGGTGCTTCTTGGCCATATTGGTCTGACCCCAGCGGCTCTCTGACCCCCACTGGCCAAGCAGTACGTTGGGGTCAACGTTGATCTCCTTGCTGACCTGTTGCGCAACAGGACCGTAGGTTGCAACAAACTGCTCAACGTTTTTGTTGGCCATGTTATTCGCCTGCTTTCTTGCGACGGATTACGCCATCTGGACCTCGAACAAACCCGGGGCTTGGCGCGGCTGGACCCGAGGGAGGTTTTACTGCTGGTGGAGCAACAAGAATCTTGCTGCCAGTTGCAAGTTCTGAGAGGTCCACGTTGTACTTATCGCGCATCTCATTGTACTTGTCCGAGTCAATAAAATCGTCGGCGGTCATCTTCGAGTCTTTAAACGCCTTGGCTACACGACGGTCAAACTGAGCCCGGCGAGTCAACAAGTCGGCTTTTGTGCGGATTGTTTCTGGCGTGTCTTGGTTGGTAATGCCGGCGCTGCCCATCAAGCGTTGCTCAAAGTCAGACACAGCGCCCTTCATGTACTTGGTTTGCTGCAACTGCATCTGGGCTGCGTACATCAAGAACGTGCGGTACTTGGCTTGATCTGCGTCACTCAAGCCGGCATTGCGCATGACGTCCTCAATGGACTTGGTGCCAACAGTAAAACCGGGCAAGCCAATGCCATCACGCACTAAAGTAGCAACGCCTGACATGACCTTGTCGTTGTTCAGGATGCCGAACATGTCCTTAGCATTTGGCTCGCTGGCAAAACGGCGGAAGACATTTGCCATCGTAATAGTCTCGTCGGCGTCTTTCTTGCGCTGATTGAAATCTTTACGACTTTCAATTTCTAGGGCCGTGTTTGCCTTGGCAAGCTCTACCGCTCGCGTAGTGGCTATCACACGCTCCTCTACAGAACCACCAGTTACAGGCGCAGCACCTGCTGGCCGGCCAAACGTCTTGCCTGTAAACTTGTCCGCCAAGGCTTTATACCCGGCCTCATTGCCTTGACGTTGAAGCACAGCAAGTTGCAATGCAACAGATTTAGGAACCTTAAACGTTGCCCCGCCATAACCTTCGCCAAAAATTTGGACATCAACAGGTTCGGCGTTGCTTGCGTAAAATCTTCCGGTTCTAAGGTTTGTAGTTCCAGACTCTTTTACTTCAAGATTTCTCCGCTCAAGTTCCATACCTTCTTTAATAAGATCACCCAAAGGCCTGCCGCTGTTCCGATTTAGGCTGACGTACTCCCTCGCGGTCATGAAGTTTTTATTCTCGGGGAATATTTGAACACCCCCGTCATCTTCAGCATTGCTTGGCAAAGCAACTTGAGCTGTTGTAACAGCAGCCAAAGGGCTGGGTTGTACAACACTTGGTGGCCTAACCGGTGCAGCGCTTGCCACGTCAGGAACGGCAGGCTCGGGGGCTGTAGGAACTGAGGTGATCGGCAGTCCACCAGCAGAAGAAACAGGAGAAGCAGTCGCTGCTCTAGGACCGGCCAAGGGGGCGGACAGGGGACCTGCCAAGGAGCCTGCCTGCTTGCCTGTAAGATAGTTGGCAATGTTTGCATCGTTAGCCCTCATGCGTTGCAGCTCAACGCCCTTGCCGGCTGCGGCTACCCGCTGCTGGGCAATCTCCTGCTCCTGCTTGAGATCCTGCTCCTGAGCAGCGCTGATGTTTTTTGCAGCATTGCCAAGCGACTCTCCGAAGCCGCCGGTTTGCGTCGGGGCTAAAAACCCTTGCGCGGCGGCAAGCCACACCGGGTCAAAGAATCTGTTTTTGCGCGTGTCAAGGGACTGAGACAGCTTGGCCAGTGCGTCTTGATAGATGAGGTTCGCCTCAATCGTAGCCGGATCTTCTCCAGAGCTATAACCGGTGGTTTTTGCTGTTGAGGTGGCCATATTATTCCCCCTCGCTACCAGTGACGCCTACTTCAACGCCGGAAGTGTTGTAATATTTTCCGGTCGGAGCATCGTAATAGATGCTTACTCCTTCTGCATTTGGACCAGCAAATTCTGCGGGGTCAACATTGTAATTTCCTAACAAATTTTTGTTTCCGCTACCAACGCCTTGAAAGTATTTCAAAAGGTTCCCGCCCAAATCAGTAATGGTTTTCAAACCTGTGCCGCCGGCAACGCTTCCTACTGCACCCATAGTTCCAAGAATGTCTGCCAACCCCGATGTCTGATACGCACCCGCCTTGGGCCCCGTAAACGTCACTGTCTGATTCCCGGGCATGGTATAGCCTCGCATCAGGTTGGACGCTGCCGTAGCCGTCTTGAGCGGCTGGTCTAGCAGGCTTTGCTCGTAAGCCTGACGCTCCGCGCCGGCCTTAGTCAATGCCCCAGCGCCGGTCAGTGCCATATCAAGCTCTTGCTGGGTTAACTTGCCCTGAGTTTGGGCCGCCATGTTTTGCAACTGGGCCTCGTCTAGTGCGCCCTTCATAGCTTCGCTGTAGCCCTTTGACAGGGCACCGTACTGCTGCCCAGTCAGGTTAGATTGAATGTCCGACATGGACTGGCCAAGGGCGTTGGCGTAGCGCTGTCCGCCCAGACCGCCAGTGCCAACAAACCCAGCCTTCATGGTCGGCAAGATGTTGCGTTGCAAGCTTTGCTGAGACAGCCGGCCCATTTCATCCACCACGTTGCTGGTGTACGGGTTCATCAAAGCCTGAATGCGCTCAGGGGTGATGCCCTTGGCGGCCTGAGCCGCAGTGGTTTGTGCGCTCTCTAGGTTTGTTACGTAATCCGTTGCGGCATCGGGCAGCATCCCGTACCCGGAAGTCTGCAATTCGTCGTACCCGGCAACAGACTTCGCAGGGGTCTTGCCCATAGCTGTTTTGGCTGCCGCAGACAGGCCAGTCAGGTAGTCGGTGTAGTATGACGGGGCCGTGTCAACCTTTGTCTCGGTCGTCTTAATGTCCGGCAGCGGTGCGCCTTGAAGGAATGCCATGCTTATCTCCTAACTTTGCGTTTTTTAAGGTAATCCAACGGGGACTTCTTAGCCGGGGGCGGTAAGTCTTTTGGTTTGGCCGACCTGTGATACGCCCGAATGGAGTGCATCATGTCGTAGAGTTTATCTGAACCGGCCTTGGTTGAGCCATTTCCAAGAGCCGCCACCACGTCCGCCGGAAAAACAAACTCCCCGTCAGCCAACATTGCCGGGATGTCGTCGGACTGGCCATCGCCCGGTCCCGTCACGGCATTGCCGGTGCGGAAGTCCAGTCTAGCCTTGCCGGAGTGCTCTATGACCCCTAGGCCGCCTCCGGCGTACTTGCCGTGCCGGGTAGTACCACCACCGGCAAATAATGGCGTAGCGAGCCCGCCAGCCTTTGAGTAAAACGTCTTCGCGTTGGGGTCATCAGACAAATTAATGTCGGTTTGACGGCCATAGGCGAAGTAGTCAGAGCCGGGCTCTTCTGGAGCGGAGAGTTCATCTTGCATTTGGGCTGCCTGTTGATTTTGTTGGATTTCTCGCAAATTTCCTGAGTAAGAACCAAGAGAGACCATTTTCAAGTATTTTGCAAGAGGCCCTTCAAATTCTGCAAATCCGCTTGTTTTGAGACCAATGTCAGCAAAACCGGGCTTGTAAGGGTCCGACGATTCGCTAGATGTTGCAGTTTTTTGTGCTACTTGAGTTGCCTTGGGGGCGGGTATTGGAATAGGTGTCGGCTTCGGAGTCGGTGTAGGAGTCGGTGTCGGTGTGGGTGTCGGGGTCGGAGTTGGAGTGACTGTTGGGGTAACAACTTCTGTCGGAGTAACGGTGGGAGTTGTAATAACCGTTGGAGTTGTAATAACCGTGGGGGTCGGAGTTACTGTTGGAGTAACAACTTCTGTCGGGGTAACTGTAGGCGTGACGGTCGGCGTAATCGTAGGCGTGACTGTGGGAGTGACTGTAGGAGTCACTGTGGGGGTAACTGTAGGGGTGACTGTAGGAGTAACGGTTGGAGTTACTGTGGGAGTCACCGTCGGAGTCACCGTGGGTGTGACTGTAGGAGTCACCGTTGGAGTCACTGTTGGAGTCACAGTAGGGGTGACTGTTGGCGTGACGGTAGGAGTAACGGTAGGAGTAACTGTAGGTGTGACTGTGGGGGTCACTGTTGGTGTGACTGTCGGGGTAACAGTAGGCGTAACTGTTGGGGTTACTGTAGGAGTAACTGTAGGGGTGACAGTCGGCGTGACTGTCGGAGTAGTAGTTTCTGTTGGTGTCGGCGTCGGCGTAGGCGTGGGTGTAGGCGTGGGGGTTGGTGTAGGAGTAGG